AAACTTATCCGTGTTGCGAAAACCCATCGTCTCGACCATGCGAGACAACGTGTGCGCGTAGTTTTCGAGGCCGCAAATCGGGTTATCAGGCCCCGCTTGCAAAATCACTTGCTCTTGTTTTTGAGCTATCACGTTGAGATTGCCCAGCATGGTCTGGCGGTTCGCCGCGGCCATGGCCACGTGCACGTGCACCGTCATTTCATCGGACCACCGACGCGGGTCAACCTGCAGCGGCTTGCCTTGAATCTTGATGAGCCGTGGCGCGTCCTGGTGCCGAACGATCAGACGCAAGGCCTTGGTTAGAATGTCCTCAAGGTGCAGCCCGAACCACCGAGCGATAAGCTCCGTTCGGTCGCCGGCTGCTTGCTGCAACAGATCGATACCCGTCGCCGTCTTGTTGGCTGTGTCAGGCTGCAAACCCTGCTGATGACGGGTAACGCCCGAGGCTTGCTCACCCTTGGCGTCCCAATATTCCAGCATCCGGAACCCGGACGCCGTGAGGTCCGGCGTAATGATCGGGAACAGGATGTCGTTCGGCGGGCCTTTGGTGCCGACAATCCCGCCCACTTCCGCGTCAATCAACGCGTCAACGTCTTCCGGGTCCATCCGGTTTTTGTCGTAACCCGTGCGCGGCAATAGTGACTGGTTGAGGCTGTCCAGCGTGCGCCGCGTTACGACCGTGCGGATTTTCTGAATGTCTTGGATTGTGTCAGCGACGGCCCGACCAATCAGGCGATGCGCAACACGGATCGGGCTCCACGTGGCGAATTCCACGTCATCAACGCGGATGTTTTCAAGGATCGTATCACCGACACGCTTGATCTGGCGAAGCTCAACCACGCCGTCATTGTCAAAGTCGATATAGATGTATTCGGTGTATAGGTTGACCTTTTTGCGCTTCTCATGGTTCGATGTTTCACGGTTCGTCGAGACGGCTTCGTTCTGGAACCGCGCCATCGTGCGGGGGTCGGAGTTAAGCTCGATCTCTTTTGCCGTGTCGCGCACAAAGTCGGGGTCGAGGTCGCCAGCCTTGTCGGGGTAAAGCTCGATCAGGTCCGCAACATAGATGTTGTTCTGTTCCCGCCGGCAGTAGTCGAACCCGCCTGGCGCAAGAGACCGGGCACGACGCGAGATCGCGAATTCTTCCGGGGGGACATTCTCAATAACAACGCGACCCACCTTGGGCGTTCGCTGTATCTCAAGCTTGAAACAAGGCGTCTCCATTGCCCCTTGCGGGGTTTCGATCCGCTGCGTGTCCTGCTCTTGCGAGAGTATTTCGTATTCCGGGTCGTCAAGATACCGCTGCAGCTGTTCGGGCAGAACGCCCTCAAGTTCCTCGGGCGGGAGCGGCTGCGGGTCTTTCCAGCGGACGGACACGACACCGATGCGTTGCAACGCGCCATCGAAAGCCGTGTCATGCAGGATTTTTTCGCCGGGGTTGTCCTCAAAAAACACGTGCCGCAAATAATCCGAGGCAACCTCAAGCTGGTCTTCGTCAAGCTGAGAATGATCGTGCAACGTAATCAGGTCGTCAGATTGGAGAAACACCCGCATCAGGTCGGGCATTATCCAGTTAAGCGTGTCTTCAATATCGTGCGTGCAGACAGATGACCGGCCGTCGACCTCATCGCCGTACTGCTTGGCCATATAGCGATCCATCAGGTTCGCTTGATCCTTGGCCAGTTCGGACGTGTAGTAGCTGGTCGCGTCGACCTCTTCCGAGCGCAAGACGGACAGCAATTCACGCTCATCCATCTCGGGAGCGCGGGCGCGCGGCTTCGATTCAACGCGGTCGTCGTCGCCGTCTTCGTCGTCTAGCTCAAGATTTTTTCCGGCGATGCGGAGTTGCATTACGCTTGTGTTCCAAGGTTGGGCCGACGCACGGTACGAGCCGCGGGCGCTGTCGCTGCATACCGCAGCATCATCAAACCGATACGAGACGCAGACATGAGGTCGTCACGTTCCTTGACGATCTTCCCCTCTACGCGGTGGTACAGGCGGAATTCCTCGAACCACTCTCCGAAGTTCGAGAACACTTTCCAGCGGCCAGTCTGCATTCGGTCCAGCATGTCCATCACGCCGGCCTCAGTCCCAAACCCGCCTTCCGCGTGCGTTGCGTGTTCGGTCAGCATGTTGAGATGCTGCTTGCGGTAAAGCTCGGCCAACTGATCGCCAGAGCCCTTATCGTGCTGATAACCGTCGTGTGGCCAAGCGCACGGTATCCACTCGCCCCACCCACGAATTGACGCCGCATGGATGATCGGCGTGGCTTCCTTTTGCCGGTAGCCCTTCGTTACTATCACACAATCTGCGTCTCGGTCCCATGCCAGGTTCACCGCGGCGAATGGATGGTCCCACCCGAAGTCTAGGCCGTTGATCTGCGCCCAATGCTTCGGGATGGCCCGCGGCTCCATGCGGATCAACTCTTCCGCAATGGGGAACACGCGCCCCGACCCCATCGTTGGGATACCCTTGGCTCGGGCTTCGCGTTCGTGCTGCGGATAGCTCGCAATGATGCGGGCCTTATCTTCCGCCGTGTAGTGCTCAACGTCGTCTATGGTCATCGTCGTTACGACGCGCGACATTGAAAATTATGTCTCCGGTTGAAGTGTCAGACCGTGGATTCGACAGACTTCAAGGAATCGTCTTCCAGCAAAAACAGGGAAACCACGTCAGACATGCCGAGCAGCGGCGTGAACGTGATCATGGAGAATTGCTTGCGTTGCCCGTTGTTCGTTCGGGTCAGGCCTTCGGTGTAGATATCGAGTGGCGGTTCCTCGTCGAACCAAACACCGTCAATCGTTGGCCCCTGCCATTTCTCCCGGCCTTTTTCGTAGGCCTTGAAATACACGATCGATTCACCCGCCTGGACATCGCCACCGCCACCCCAGCGGATCACGTAGTTATCAAGCAGGTTCGGCACGCCCATGGCGCGGTCGTAATCGATCAACGCATCTTTCGGGACCAGGCCCGTTCCCCACTCTTCCTCTTTCGGCGGGTTGCCGATCAAGATGCGTTGCGGGTTGTCTCGTGTGCTTTCGCCCGTTACGCCCGAGGCCCATAGGATAACCGGCTTTTCGAACGCCGCCCCGACCCACCAGTCAGGATAGCGGCCAGTGAGATGCATGGCCCATTCGGCACCGCCGGCAATCGTCTTTCCAAGCTGGTTGCCGGCCATAAACAAGCGCTCGTGATGCACCTTGCCAGCGGCGTGGAATTCTCGCTGTTTGGCATAAGGCGCATAGTGCGCAAGGCGGTTAGTGTCTCGACGCCTTTTCGCTTCCCTCTCCAGACGCGCTAACAGCGCCGGCAAGGACAAGGGATCGAACCCCTTCGAGAAGGGCTGTAAGCTCATCATCGCTCAACTCACCAAGAGCATCCGTTTTGACGTTGAGTTCCTTTGGCAAGATGCTGGCCACCACCTTTAAGTATTGGTCCGGCTTTTCCTCTCGGACCTTTTCAATCACCGAGATGCCGTGCGCGTTGAAATCGTCGTGGAGCGCCTGCAGGAACATCTCACCGAGCTTATTTCGGGTGCCCTTGCCACGGCCTTTTGGGTTCGGGACCGTTCCCGGCTTGAACCAATTCTTTGATCTGGGGTCTTCCTTTTTTTCCCCATTATCAGATGGCGTGTTGCTCATGCAGGGATCAGGCCCTTGACTTGGGGATGCGCTGCCCACTTGCGGAGAGCTTCATTGTCAATAATGCGCTCGGTGTGGTGGTGAATGATGGTGTTTCCGTTGGCATCGGTGGTGGTCGTCGCGCGGGCCATGCTGGTCTCATGACCGAAAAACGCGATGTAAAAACACAGCGTCGGAAGGGCCGTCGCGCCGATCGCCATCAGAAGGCCGATGAACATGTCAGCAAGGGTGAGGCTGACTTCATCCGGATTGAGGCTTTCGGTGGCGTTGCTACCGGACAACAGAAGGCCGACGCGCGCGAATGCGTTGCTTTGAGCCTTTGTGGTGCTGTGGCCAACGGTGGTGTTGACTGCCGTGGTCGTCTTTCTGTCGAGAATGCGCTGAGTTGCTTCGATGCGCTTGGTCAGATCGGTGGCCCTCTCGGCAACAGCAATCTTTTCCTCGGTCTTAGCCTTGTCCTGCATCAGAGCGAGGCACTTGGCTTTGCACCCGCCGCGCTTGGTTTCGAGTTCGATGGCCTTATCAGCCGAAGCGAGCTGCGCACGAAGGCCGTCAGCGGTGACTGTAGTAGCCCATGCGTTCTGGGCCTCGAGGTCCGCGAGCTGTTTGCGCCAAAGAGCAAGATTGGTGCTCTCGTCCTCAGCCACCTTATGGACGGCTTTGTAAGCGACGGTCTGCGCTGTGGCTTCCACCACTTGCTTGTCGCGCATGCCGAAGGTGTAGCCCAGGTCCCCGATGAATTCCAGGCCAATGCAAAAAAACCCGGCGGCAGTCAAACAGCGAGCCGGACCCTTAAAGCCCATATCACCGATGAACTTGCGCGCGGGGAAGACGAATGCGGCGG